ATACACAGAAATCAAAAAGACTGGATTTACGCTTTACACGATGGCACTCTTGACCACTTACTTGTTACTTTTTCTGACAGTTCTACTGTTAATATCTCTGCAACGTCAGATGATTTGGTTCGTTTCCCTATTGGTTCAAATATATCAAGCGGCATCCCGACAGGTGCAACGTCTTACACGATACGTCCAGAAGATTCTTCAAACAATCTGGTAGGTTCAGCCTACACAATAACCATTGACGAGCGTTGTTCTAAATACGATGCAGTGGATGTATTCTTCTTAAATCGCTTGGGAGCAGTTGAGTCGTTCAGATTTAACAAGGTACGGAGAGATAACTTCAGTATTGACAGAAGGAACTTTAGGCAGAATCCTTACACATTAGATGGTCAGGACTATGCCTACACAAACCAATCATTTAACAATAGCCAATACTACACGGAAGCACAGCAGAGAATCACGTTGAATAGTGACCTAATAACTGAAGAAGAATCTGTATGGCTTAGAGAGTTGGTGATGAGTCCAAGAGTCTGGTTATATGATGATGCTCTCTACACAGTAAACATCACAGACACAGAATATCAGCAGAGATATCACATAAACGACAAGGCTTTCAATCTAACCATTGAGGCAGAGATATCATTCCCTGACAAGGTTCAACGTCTATGATAGAAGTATTTATTGCAACAAGCGACAGCGACTATCAAGAGATATTCAGTCAATATCAGCAGAGAGTTCTGTCAACAAGTGGAACTGTAGAGGGAGTTGATTGTCTATCGGCTGGGTTGCTTACGTTAGATGAGAGAGCATTTAATGCGAACAAGTTAGACCTTGCTCCTGATTTTGACATAGTCATCACGAGATCAATCGCTGATATCCGCAATCCAGAGCAGAGAAGTTCAGACTACACAAAGACTCTGACTATACCTGCAACTAAAAATAACAACAAGATATTTGGTCACATCTTTGAGGTTGGAAATGAGATAACAGGAACAGGTCAATACACACCTGACTTTGACCCTAACAAGAAAGCGGATTGCTTTGTCACAGCGGATGGGATTGAGCAGATTCGTGGATTCATTAGACTGACCGAGATAATCGTTGACAACAACAATCTTATTGGCTATAACTGCACTATACACGGAGAAACAGCAAACCTATTTACGAGCATTGAGGACGCTAAACTTGCAGACCTTGATTTCTCAGAATATAATCACACTGTCAATCTCACCAATATAGAAAACTCGTGGGATACAGAGATCATAGTTGATAGCACACCTACTGCTTTTGAATATGGTCTGGGATATGTATGGTCACAGATAAGACCTAAACGAGCAATTGAAGCAGATTGTACAAAATGGAGAGTTGATGACCACGTTCCGTGCTTATATGCAAAGACAATAGTTGACAAGATATTCAGCACTTATGGATATGAGTACACAAATGACTCATTCTTTGAAACAGACACATTTAAAAGATTAATCATTCCTTATACATTTGGGGCATTATCAGAACAGCCTTCAGGTGTTACAGATAGATTATTTCAAGCACAAGTAACAGCCACTACAACATTAAGCACAGGACAGACTTTACCTTTTGCTAATGACAGCACAGGAGGGAACTTTGACAATGGTGGGAACTACGATAATACATCATATCAATACACAGTTCCAGATTCTGGAAATTATGTTTTTTATGTTCAACTAAACGTACAAAACCCACTACCAGCAAGAGAAACTATTCAATTAGGATTATATAGAAATCAAGGTTCTGGAATGAAGTTGCACAAAACACTTTCATTTGCAGGATTACAATCAAGCACACAATTACAACAAATCAATGTATCAGCAGTTAGTGGAGAAATATTTGAAGTTCGATATCTTCAGTATTATGACGATACTGGTAGAATAACGAGTCAAACTATTGACATAGATTTACAGACGTATTTCTATAATGGCTCAAGTGCTTTTACTATTGCATACAATCAGACTGTTGACTTTGGTCAGTTCTTTGCAGGTGATTACACACAAAAAGAATTTCTGCTTAACGTGGTCAAAATGTTCAACCTTTATATTGAACAGACAGATACTAAGACTCTAAGAGTAGAAACAAGAGATGATTTCTACAATGGAGAAAATCAAGACTGGTCTAAAAAATTAGACTACTCACAACCTCATCAGTTGCTACCGATGGGAGACTTGCAAAACAACCCTTATAAATTTACCTATAAAGACGCAGGTGATACTTTAAACAAGCAATACAAAGAGGTTTATTCTCGTATCTATGGTGATAGGGTAGTCAATATTGACAATGACTTTATTAAGCAAGAGAAAAAAATTGAGATAACATTTGAGCCTACTGTAATGGCACAAGACACAATGTCGGGCAGATATTATAGTCAAGTCAATATGGATGATTCAACATTAAGGATTTTATACTATGGTGGGTTAAAACAAACAGCACCTTATTATACATTCAATCAAAACCCTGATGCTACACCGAATCAAGAATATTATCCATTAACATTACACATTGATGATACAGATTCGATGAGTTTTGACTTGAACTTCGGAATGGTTCAGAGGGCATATGTGCCTGTTGGATTCCCTTACTCCAATGATAACCTTGTCAACAAATACTATTACAAATACATTAAGGAAATAAGCGACAAGAACTCAAAGATATTCAAGGGCTATTTCAGGCTGACTCCTAACGATTGGGCGAATATATCATTTGCTGATAATTACTTCTTTGAGGGTCAATATTGGAAACTCAACAAAGTGACTGACTATCGACCTACAAAAGACGGAGTATTTCTTTGTGAGTTCTTGCTATCTACTTACTACACACCATATATATCTGACAATCAGAAAGTCGGCACAGGTGGATTTGACGGAGTAGGTGATGCAACAAAAGACAGATTTCCTGTTGATGGCTCAGACGGCAAACCTTTATTTAGTTATAAGGGCGGCTTAACAGTTGGAGATAATACAGGAGGAGATGATACAATCACACACGGTAAAAATAATCAAGCAGATAGTGTATTTGTCACGGTCTTAGGTAGTGAAGGAACAAAGGTCGGTGATGAGATGGAATTCACAACAGCCATCAATTGTACAGACTTTGTAGTTCCTGAAGGTCGCAGGGTATATGTAGAGAACTATCCTGTCGTGGGGGCTTGGTTAGGTAGCGGTAAGGTTGTCAATATAGATGACACAGACAGCCCATACTCAGCAGTCTATGATGATTGGTTGATAATATGCGACACAACAAACGGGGATGTGACTGTCACACTTCCAACACCAACAGCAGCAAACAAAGGGAAAATGTTTTTAGTTAAAAAGACAACAGCATCTCACAACGTAACTATCAATGCAGGGGATGGCTCTGTATTAATAGATGATCAAACATCAATAACAGATAATACTAAAAACGGATTCGATGAAGTCGTATCTGATGGCACACAATATTGGATAATAGGAGAAGGATAAAATGGCAATAAAGAACATAGTTGAAACAGAAATAAATGTCACGGGTCAAAACACCGTGAAACAGGCTGCTGATGCCTATGAAGATTTAGGTGATGCAGTCTCACAAACCCAACTGGAAGCGGAACGACTGGCTCAACAGTTTGGTATAAACGACAAGAGGACACAGGAGGCTATTAAGGTAGCAGGTCGATATAAGCAAGAGATGGAAGAGTTAGACTTTGCCATTGATGCTGCTCGTGGAGGTTCTGACCAATTATTTAGGGCGGCTCAAGGTGTCACTGCTGGTTTTGAATTAGCGGCTGGTGCTACTGCCTTGATGGGTGTTGAGTCTGAGGAATTAGAAAAAACACTTTTAAAAGTTCAGGGTGCGATGGTATTCTCTCAAGGTCTAAAGGACTTGCAAGAATTTGCACCTGCTATACTGAACGCTGCGACTGCTATAAAAACCCAACTTATCACAGCCTTTACTACTTTAAAAGGTGCGATTGCCGCAAGTGGTATCGGGTTGTTTTTGATTGCTATAGGTGAGGGGATTCGTTTACTTAGTGAATACAACAGTGAAATTGATAATACGATTGATAAAGAAATAGAACTTGCTCGTGTTAGGAAACAGGAATCTATTGAGGCATTAGATAGAGATGAGAGGGTGTTTCGCAAAACATTAGAACTACGATTGTTACAAGCCAAAAAAGAAGGCAAAACCCAAGAGCAGATAGCAAACTTAGAGATTAAATTCCTAACAAGGCGCAGAAAAGCATTGAGTAAATTTTACGGAGATGAAAGAACAAGTCAAGCACAAAGCGCAAAATCACTTGAATTATTTAATGCAGTAAGCGATGAACTATATAAAAAACAACTACAGAGGGATATTGATAGAAATGCAAAAAATAAAGAAAGAAGTGCCGAAACTAAAGCACAAAGAGAAAAAGATGCAAACGACGCAAAAGAACAGGCAGATAAAGAGTTCAATGCTTGGCTTGAACAAGAACTTGCTCGATATGAATATGACCAACAATTAAAGAAAGAAGCCAAGAAAAAAGAAGATGAGGATTTTCAGGCATTCTTACAGCAAGAACTTGCAAACTATGAATACAGAAAGAAGTTAAGAGAGCAAGAAATTGCAGATGAGAAAGCAGTTCAAGAAGTCAAAAATCAAATCTACAATGAGTCTCAGAACTTAGCAAATGCACTGACTGCCTTAATGGGAGAGCAAACAATGGCAGGTAAGGCTCTTGCTCTTGCACAGGTTGCAGCAGACACAGCACGAGCATTGTCTGGGGCTTTAGCGAATGCGAACAGCCCAACACCTGACAATGTAGCCTCTGGAGGTCTTGCAGGGATTGCTAAATACATAGCACTTGCAACCACTATCGCAACCAATGCAAAGAGAGCCATTGATATCGTAAAGAGTGAAAACGTCTCTGGGGCTGCGAGTGGCTCTGCTCCAACAACAGGAGGAGGGTTCACAGGGTCATTCAATGCTCCAACGATTAGGCTACCAAGAAGAGAAGAGTTCACAGGTCAACAGAGAATCTATGTTACCGAGTATGACATAAGTAATACACAGGAGAGAGTAAGAGTCACAGAAGATGTCTCAATAGTAAAATAAAGCCAGAATATGAATAATGATAATTATAAACAGATGGAGTTACCGATTTACAAATTGGTTATAAATGAAGACGATGATACAGGCGTTGAGTTTGTGTCGTTAGTTACCAACCCAGCAATTGAAAGAGATTTCCAATACTTCAACGAGCATAAGTTTGAATCTTACAACGACTACCCAAAGGCGGCAAGTCAAAACGCTCAGAGAGGAATGAGACTGAATGAGGCAGTTGACAATATGTGTGCTACGCTCGTCGGGAAAAATCGTGCAGCCCAGTTGTCTAAGGGTGAAAATATCAGCCTTGAAACAATCAAGAGGGTTTATTCCTACCTATCAAGAGCGAAGGAATACTACGACCCAAAAGACACTAAAGCCTGTGGGACTATTTCCTATCTACTATGGGGAGGGGATGAGATGCTCCGCTGGTCAGAAAGAAAACTTGAGGAGTTAGAACTAAGGAAAGCAAAGAAGAAACGTAAAAAGTATGATGCTCTTCCTGACTATATTACTGAAGGTCTACCACTATTTGACACCAAAGAAGAGGCTGAGGCATATGCTGACAAAATTGGGTGTACAGGTTCACACCAGATGGGTGAGCGTTGGATGCCTTGTAGTGCGGAAGAAGCACACAATAAGACTGAGTCCAAAATGCACAGTCACAAGGTAGGATTTGCCATTCAAGACGAAGAGAAGAGAATCATCACAGGTGCTGCTATGATTGCAGACAAACCAATCTATCGCTATGATCAACACAGAGGTGAATACTATGTGGTGTTTGACAAAGAAAGCATCTGGCAGATTGCTAAGAAATGGGCAAAGACTGACCGATATGATTCAGTGAATATACACCACGAAGACCCTACTGCTGGGTTGTCATTGCTTGAGTCGTTTATAGTAGACAGAGAACAAGGCAAATACCCACCGAAGGGATATGAGGAGGTAGCAGATGGAAGTTGGTTCTTGTCATACATTGTGAATGATGATGACATTTGGGCAAGGGTAAAAGAAGGAGAGTTCAAAGGGTTCTCAGTAGAGGGATTCTTTGACTTTGAGGAAGACCCAGACGAGGTGATATTGAACAAAATCAAAGAGGCAGTTACTAAGTGGAATAGGGAAAATTGAGCCAAAAAACCAATTAACTAATTATATATAGAAATGAACAGTAAAGAAGTACTATCTGAAATCCGTCATCTTTTATTTGGTGACGAAGAGAAGAAAGAGGTATCAATGGCTACTGCTGAACTAACCGATGGAACTATCATCGAGTGGGAAGGCGAACTCGCTGTTGGAACTTCCGTATTCGTGCAAACAGGTGAGGGTCTTATCCCTGCTCCTGATGCAACTCACGAGGTGACAGGCGGAATGCTTGTGACTACTGAAGGTGGAGTTGTGACTGAAATCGTAGAGCCTGAGGTTGAAGCAAAAGAAGAAGAGGAAATGTCTGAAGAAGTTCCTGCTGAATTTGCATCATTAGAGGCTTTCAATTCTTTAGTATCTCGCTTTGAGGAGGCAGTTGAAAAACTAAATTCTTTAGAAGAGAAACTAACTAACAACGATGAGGCATTCTCAACTATGAAAGATGCCTTTGGTAAGACTGTTGACTTGGTAGAGAAAATTGCGGATTTGCCAAGTGAAGAACCAACAAAAGAACCAGCGAAATTGTCCAAGAAAGAAGAGCGTTTCGCTAACATCGCAAACATTGCAAAACAACTAAAAAACAAATAACAAAATGGCATTCAACGTAACTGGATTAACCGACTACACTAATCAGCAAAGCACTGACTTAGTGTTGAAGAGTCTTTTCGGCTCAAAGACTGCTGCTGTATTACAAGCGGCTGGACAGGTGCAGGTAGGTGTAAAATCTGCTGAAGCACTTAACATTTTAACTGGAGATGTATATTTCCAAGCAGACGGCTGTGGCTACACTGCTTCTGGAAACACTACCTTTACTCAGCGTAACATCACTGTAGGTAAGATTAAAGTAGAAGAGACTTTGTGTCCTAAGACTTTAGAGGCTAAGTGGATGCAGACTCAAATCGCTGCTGGTTCTCCTGAGGAAGTTCCTTTCGAGGAGCAAATCGGAAACGACAAAGCGTCTCGTATCGCTAAGTTGTTAGAAGTTGCTATGTGGCAAGGTGACACTGCTACGTCAAACACTAACCCAAACACAAACCGTTTCGATGGTTTTAACAAGGTTATTGATGACGCTGCTGCATCTGTTGATGGTAACACTACCGCTGCAACTTCAATCACTACTTCTAATGTAGAGACTTTGGTTGACGATATGTACAATGCACTTCCTGCTGACATCGCTGATGCTGAGGACTTAGTATTGTTCGTAGGTATCGACACCTTCAAGAAGTACAGCACTGCTCTTCGTGCATCTAACTTGTTCCACTACGCTGCTGACAGCGAAGGAATGGAGATTGTTGTTCCTGCTACCAATATGAAAATGATTGCTGTTGGTGGTCTTAACGGAACTAACAGAATGTTCGCAGGTCGTATGGCAAACTTCTTTGTAGGTACTGACCTTGCAAACGAAGAGGAGGAATACAGATTCTGGTATTCTCAGGACAATGATGAAGTTCGTTTCCGTGCGACAATGAAGTACGGTGTACAGGTAGCATTCCCTGACCAGATTGTAGAATTTACTTTGGCTTAAGTTTAACCCCTAAAAAGCAAACGATATGAGTTGTGCATTAACTACGGGTTTTACTTTAGACTGTAAAGATTCTGTTGGAGGAATTAAATCCATCCACTTAATCGACTGGGCTGACGGGTTGTTCACTATCGTAAGTGGTGAAGCAACTGCTACTACTGCGACATCAAGTGACACATTCACCTACGAATTGCCAAAGGCAACAGGTTCAATGACTGTGACTACTAACGTATCACAAGAGAACGGAACTACTTTCAATCAGGCTGACATTGCCTTCAGATTGAGGAAGTTGTCAAAAGCAAAGCGTAACGAATTGGCTCTTCTTGCTGCTGGTCGTGTTTACTGTATCGTAAAAGATAACACAGACAACTACTGGTTAGCAGGTAATGAGTACGGATGTGACGTAACTGCTATGACATCAGAGACTGGAACTGCAATGGGTGACAATGTTGGATACAACGTGACACTCTCTGCTATCGAGTCAGACTCTCCTGTATTGGTTGGGTCTGCTGTCATCACTGAATTAGGAATATAGGTTTCATAGTGTGAATAAAAGGGGAGGCTTTCGGGTCTCCCTTTTTTTGTTTTGCCAATTTCTAACTTTTGCTATATATAAGTAGGATGCTCACAATAACACAAGAGGAGACAAAGTTCTGGTATTTAACACTGACAGAGAAGACAACTATCTCTAACCCTACCTATTTATTCAGCATCACTCACAGACTAACAAATAACACCACAAATTTCATAGTGGCTGACGTTAGTGCATACACAGAGAGATATAATAAGTTTTCCGTAACTGAGGGAACGACCTTCTCTGTTGACAGCGGAGAGTTTCTCTACAAAGTATATGCACAGATCTCACCGACTAACACAGACCCAGATG